GTTACCCGCCATGCGAGCCTCCTAAAAGGTTAAGTGCTTAATTGTTTTTTTGCCATAGCGAACGCTTCCCTAATAGTTCCTGCTTTACCTTCTGGTGCTGGTTTCGTTCCCGCTTGGGTTGACGATCCTGTAGACACTATGGAAGCATCACGCTTTTTAGAAGTAATATCTTTTTCTTGCTGAAGTTTGTCCGCTGTCGATTTAACATCGTTAAATCTCCAATGGGCATAAGCCGCATCAAGATTAGAAATATTGTTTTTTAAAGCATGATTTAAAAACTCACGACGATCAAAATCTCCGTGTTGTTCTTGCAGTTGTACTACTTGGCGTTCTATGACTTGTTGACGTTGCGATGCCTCTTGCGCCTCAATCTTTTTTTCAAGAACTGCAATCTTTTGTTCTGTTGGGTCTAACTCTTCCCAATCTGTGGAGTCTGCAACATTAGCAGGTGCTCCAACGTTAAAAGATTTTGCAAGTATTTGAAGTGTCTCCTCTGGATTATTTTCCAGAGCAGCCACAATTGATTCTGCTTGCTGCAAACGATCACGTTCAGCAGATATCTCTTGTGTCTTACGGGTATAGTCCGCTTGACGTTGATATCCATTACGAAGTTCTTCGAGACTGACCTCTTGTTCTTCACCGTCTACTTTAATGACGTAAAGATCGCCTGGTTCCTCTACTACTTCAGTGTCAGTAGTTTCAAGAGTGTCCACAAACTCTGTGGATTCTATTTCTACTTCAGTTTCATCGGGCACTAGCCCCTCCTAGAAGTCTTAAATAAGTTGCTTCTATTAGGATACATAACTGTCCCACTATAATGACGATAGGTCCATGCCCATTTGACCTTGTAGCTGAGCTAAAAGCTCGGGAGGTACTCCTCCCGTAGGTGCAAAAGCACCACCTGCAGGAGGTGGCATTGGCATAGCGCCCATTTCTGGAGGCAAAGGTGCTTGTTCTGGAGGCATTTCTTCTCCAGGAGGACCTTCTTGTCCAGGTGGGCCTTGTTGTGGTGGACCTTGCTGCATCATGAATCTTTCAGGGTCTTTAATCCCAAATCCAGATTCTAATACGTGTGCAGCCAGCGCTTGTGGGTCGATAACGGTCCCCACAAGCGGGGCGACTGCATTGAGCAGGCTGACCGCTTGTTGGCGACGAATAGTTTCGTTCATAGGCTGAGTAGATCCAGCCTGAACAGTGAAATCGTATTCGCCTGTAATGTCTTCCCGAGCGTATTCGACAAACAAATCTTCGCCTCGACCAGATACTCGAGCCATTTGCTGACCAGTCATAAACTGTTGCATTAGCTGAATAACTTTACGGGCACAATCAGATATTGTTATTTCAACAATAGCTAGCTTATCTGCAGAACGAGCGTTCTGAGCATCAGCAACAATAGAAGCTTCAGTAGCTGTACGCCTAATCTCAGGCATAGCGCCACGAGCATACTCACTGATACCACTAACTGTATTTATGTCATTCTCAATAATCGTAGAATAATTGTAGATTTCAGGGCTAATAGGTGATTGTGGCATAGGAACCACAACTTCAGACAAAGGTTTATTTTCGTCAACGACAGGAACTAGACGCCCATCTTCATCAGATTCTAGAGCTTCACGACCTTCAGGCCCAAAAGATCTTTCATGGTAAAGGTACTTACGAGCGTAACGTTTCCTGTCGTTCATTAACTGTGAACGTGTCTTATCTAACTCTAATTGCAGAGACTCAATAGACTCGAGGTCACCAATAGGGTAAAACCTGTCTGGAACATCGTAGTTTCTGAGCATTACAAAAGGCTGACCATATGCGTAAGGCATATTGATAGGGTCAATCAAGAACTCTGACGCGTTTTCAGCGTAAACCGCTAAAGTATTGTTTGTAATATCGTAGTACTCCCAGATAACTACTTGATCTGCAACGAATTCGTTACGCATGTAGTCTCTGTCAGTCAAGTCACCTCTGTATCCGTTATCCGCAGATAAACGTTTACGTGCAGCAGGCTTAAATCTTTTATCGTTTTGTGCTTCTTCTAATGGAAGCACAATTCTTTGCGCTATCCATTTAGCGTCTTCCATATGGGTAGCTGCAGGATCAACAAATATGTCGAAAGGAGAAATCCTTTCTAAAAACGGTTGATCTTCAACAATTCTGCTCAAAGAAGAAGGAATGTTAGCCATAATCTCTTCATCAGTTAGCAAATCTCCAGCTAACTCAGGAGAATCCATAGCAGCAAGATCGCTTTCAGCGATCGCTTCTTCTATAAGAACATCACGTTCATTCTCAGAAATTGATTGTTCTTGTTCAATAAACTTCCAACCGACTTTAACCCAGCCGTGACCAAAGATTAAAAAATCTTTGACAGCGGCTCTAAAAGGAGTTCTGAAATTGTGGTGTCTCCACAGATAGTTAACTACCGCTTCAACAAAAGCCGCTCGATCCACATTTTCTTGACTAGTAGCTTGCACTACTATCTTTGGATAGTTCACGGCAACAGACGGAGCGATAACGTTTATCGTTGAGAATGCTAAGTTGACAGCTATCATGTCTCTGTTTAAAGCAGTGCTAGAAGGCCAGTGCTTACCACGGTAAAGATCTACAAGTCTTCGCCAAGTAACTTCTAAGTTCTCTTCATCTCGCCAACGACGACATCTATCTATGCTTATTGAATAATCTTCAAGTAATTCTTGGCGAGTTTTGCGAGCCATTTTACCATGTCGCTTTCGCTGGGAGAGGTTCTATGTTTCTGCCAGAAGCTTTAGCTTCAGCAAAGTTTTTAGAATCTCGTTCTTTGTTTGTTAAACCTCGTTGTTCAACAGGCAAAATTGAACGAAGTCCCTGCCCATTATGCACAGACACAGACTTTAAACGTACATGACGTTCATATAACTCTTTAAGCTCCAATAGAGGTACTGCCTCACGCCTTTCTAAGACGTAGGCAGTGAAATCCTCAAATGTTGCCCCATCAGGCAGAACTGCCATTACTTGGCGTTCGACCCACCTAGTTTTGGCTGAGGCTCAGCAGGCTCAACCTGACCATTGATGCCTTTTTGATTCGCAGGAGTCATACGAGCAGTAATTTGCCCGTACCCACCAGTTTGATTAGCGTATTTAGGTGATTCAAAACGTTGTTCAGGTGAGCTATTGCCACCTGGTTCCCAAATTGGGTTAGCAGAGACACTGCCACCACGTTCCATTTTACCATTTTGGCCTTTAGCGCCGTCAACGGTTACTGTACCGTTAGTGTGACTTACCCATTTTGCCATTGTTTAGCCTTCCTTAAAAAGGTGTTCTACTTAGAAACTAGTTTGTCCCACGAATAGAGTTTTGTCCTATTATATGCTCATTATTTACACTAGGGACGTTAGTTATCATCCTAGCGAACCAATCAACAGTCCAATAGTCATTAACTTCTGTTTTATATTCAGGTTCATGAGCATATTTTCTCATTTGGTTAGCCAAAGCTAACGACATTACCCGATCATCATAGGGAGAACCAGACATTCCGCCACGTTCGTTACGTACAAAAGTACGTAACTCCGCAATTGTATGTCTATCTCGGATACAAATTTCGTTATTTCTTAATGCAGAACTTAAATCATCTATCATCAAAGGTTTCGAAGTACGAGTTGTTTTCCAACCGTATTCTTGTCCCACCCTGTTGTTAACATTATTGAGTTGACGTTTCCTAAACATGTTTGGGTAACCCAAATGACGTAACTCTGTGATCGTAGTCAACCCGTGGTTATTTGATTCAACACAACACAGAGCATTGTTGTACCAAGTACCTACAGCCATAACTTCTTCAGCTAAAAGATCGGGCGCTATATGGCCGTGCCATATTGCTGCTTGATCACCTGTACCAACGTTTAAAACTTGGATAACGCTGTAATCTCCGTGACCCAAACCCTCTGCTGTATCCACACCTATCACATAACCTGAGCGTTCATTTGGTCTTTCCCAACACTCAAAGCTCATACTTTAAACTCTACAGTCTTTCCACGTCTATCTAGATAACCTGACTCCCCAAAGCAAACATATTTTTCCATCTCAGCTAGAATATCTAAGTCAAACACAGGGTTACCTGATTTGACGAAAGCTTCTTCAGGAGTAGTTGGATATTCTTGAGCCAACTGCCAAGGAAGCATTGATTGAACTTTTTCTTGATACCAGGCGTCGCCTCTATCTTCAGTTGCAGACCAAGGAAAAAACATTGGTTCAAACTTGTTTGAACGAGTAGTCGCCCCAACCCACAACTGATGATAAAAGTTTCCAGAACCATTAGCAGTACTTAAGCCAATGATTCTTCCTCCCACATCGACAACAGGTTCTATCGATGCCCAGGCTTCCTCCGCGTTTGGGAGGAAAGCCCATTCGTCAACCACGCAGAGTGTGGCCGATTCGCCACGGGCAGGGTCTGACGCGCTAGGCATCGACGTAATTTGTGAATTATTGTCGAATGCCATTCTTTGTTGGTGTTCGACCAATGATTTTGGTCCACGTTCTACCATCCATTTCGGTAAGTGTTGATAGCCGTACTTACTTTTTCGAAGTAAGAGTACGGCTTCCCTCTCCGTACGAGAAAGATCTATTATGTTTTGGTCAGGACGAAAATACGCCAACCAAAATTGATGAGCAGCAACTAATGTCGTCCACCCAATCTGACGAGCTTTTAAAGTTAATGAGTATCGATGGTTTGTCCAATTTGTGAGAGCTTGTTTCTGAGCGTTACGTAAAGAAAAAAGAATCCGACCATGGGCAGGGTGAGCAATACTCCAATAATGCTCCAAAAAATATTTTTCATCTTTGGCACAGCGTCTCCACTCTGCTTCTTGTTTTAATTCAGCTATCCTAGAAACCATGATTACCAATCATTACTGGTATGTCCCAGAGGCTTTAACCCCACAGCAATGCGATGAGATTTGTTCTTTGGGAGATTCTTTTGAGCAAACACCAGGTATCCACATGCCAGGTTCTTCGCCCGAAGAACAAGGAAATTATAGAAACTCTGACGTAGCTTGGTTATCGAACCAATTCTATACAGATTTACTTTCTGGTTGGATACAACAAGCCAACAAAGAAGCAAACTGGTGGTTTGACTTACAAACACCAGAAAAGATTCAGTATACCACTTATAAACTAGACGGGCACTACGACTGGCATATCGACGGACTAGCCGATAATCACGCTGCACGACAATTAATAAGTAAGACATCTGATCCCTGCCCTTTAGATCAAACTATAGACCCCAACCTTCAAGGACTTGTAAGAAAACTTTCTTTAACACTAAATTTGAGTGAACCAAAAGAACATCAAGGTGGAGTCCTGGAGATCGTACACAACAACACGTTGCATCAATTTCCTGACCCCCCAAAAGGCTCTCTTGTAGTATTCCCCAGTTGGTTTCGACACCG